GGCTCGGCGGCATGGCAGACAACGCCCACGCCTTTCAAACTCACCACCACGCCCGCCTCGTTCAGCTTGCGTTCTATCGCATGCACCGCGCCTGTGAAAGCCGTGATGGCAGGAAAGCCGTAGCTCATCGGGCTGGCGATGGCGTTGGCGTTTTGTACCCACAGATGGGGGATGACCACCACCGCTTGAAGTTCAGTTTTCATGGGAGGCCTCCACGGGAATGGCGAGCCAGCGGTTGACCCATTCGCGGTGAGTCACGTCGTCCATCGCAACGTCTTTGCTGGTCAGCAATCCGTTCAACCAGCCCGCGAAGGCTTGAGCCACCTTGCGGTCGATGTCGACGGCTTTGGCTTCCGCTTCGTCTTCTTGCGCATCACGCTCGTCCAGGTAGGCTGCCAATTGATCTGCTTCGCTCAATTCCATTTCGGCAACGGCCGCAGTGAAGATGGCGGCGTCGATGGCATCGACCTCCTGCGGGGCGTAAGGGTCAAGCCATTGGCGCTCCAACGCATTCAATTGACAGTCGGGGTGCAGCGTCCAGCCCGGTTGCTGCTGGAGGATCGCTGCCCACGCCTGGATGCGGGCGATCAGGTCATCGACCCGCGTTCCGCGCTCTTCTCGCCACGACAGGATAGAACGTTCCTTGTTTTTCCCTTTGTTGACAGCAATCAGGAACTGTCGCAGCGCCCTGATGGGCTCTGCAACCTGTCGAAATAAAGGGCTCGACGCCGTGAAAACCGAAGTCGTTTTCCACGGCAAGCGCAAGTCGGGGGTGCGCCATACCGGCGGGAGTGCGGACAGAAGGTGCGCAGCGCCGCCACGCTCGCTGTTGAGCTGACTGATGTTTTGGGGTTTTGTCCCTCCAAACTTCTGCACCGCAAGACCGGGATAGTCCCGGTAGCCTTTGCCATCTTCCGGTCGCTTTTCACCACGCTTGAAATCACGCGCAGCTTTGGCCGCGTCGGAAAACCGATCACTGGCTTGGCGTTCGTGCCAGTCGTGAACCAGTGCCGTCGGAAACAACGGTGCAAGCAAGTGGTATCCACCCTCAGCGAGCGGAAAGTAAAGCTGCTTGGCCAGCGTATGCGTCGCCGGGTCGGCCGTGGCCTCGGCGAGCGCCGCAAAGTTGGCAATCCACTCAGTCGCAGCTTCCGCTGCCTTTGGCGATGCGTCAGCCGCCATCGCTGCATGGAAATCCGAGTCCCGGCGCCGGGCGCGGGACAACAGGCTTTCGGCGTCGTGGGTCAATTTCAGCAGCTTGTAGACGTCCAGCGCTGCCGCGTTGCCAACCACGTCGTCCGCAGGCTCGGTCACGACATGACTGCCGATCAGCACCGGGTCGCCCACCGTGCTTTGGTCGCGGTAAATGGTGCTGCCACGTGCGTCCGGATGGATCGGCTTGAGCGTGTGCGTCGCCAACTGAATTTGCGTGGCGCGCCGTGCGGCGTCGGCGAGCCAAGTGCTTCGCAAATGCTCACCAATGAGCGTCTGACGTTGCTGCTCGTCGTTTGGCAGTGTGAGTTTGTCGAGCTTGGCGTTCAAGCGGACTTCGATAAACTCGTCGATCAGGACGCGTAAGGCGTTGACTGTCGCGGGATCGGAAGAATAAGTCACGAGGAGATCCCAAAATGGAGAGGTGGCGCCGATGTGACGGCACCTCTCCGTTAAAATCGCCTCTTGAAGCTGGTTATGTTTCAAGAGGCACGGTAACGATTTACTTTTCAAAATCTTCTGTTGGTGCGATGAGTCATACCTACCTCCTTTCGAGTCCGCGTCTGAACCCGGGGATGGATTCCTTGTCAGGGGAAAATCAGCTTAAAACGAGACCTTAATTGTTACAGCAATTAAGGAATCAACCATTGTAAGTTTAGCTGCAAAGCTAATTTGACAACGGCATAATACGAGGCTTCCCGAGGGTGGTCAAGCTGTTTTCATCACTACTGAATAAGTAGCTCAGAAGATTGTTAGTTACGCTGCAAAGCCAACGTTCACTGCCGAATAGGCAGTTCAACCCGCATGGATGAACCACCTTTCTCGGGTGGGACCACCGTTGTGTCCCAACGGTCAGACAGGATTACTTTGCGATGCAACAAGATAAAGACGTGGTGACTGATGCTCAGGGGGAGGAACATGATGCGATCACGGCTTTTCGTGGCTCAGGCAACAAAGGCTCTGTTGAAGCGGCCTTCGATAAATTGGCCCCGAATGATGCGATAACTCGCGAAGTGGTGGATTACCTTGGCTGCAATGGAATTACTTTTCCTACAATCACCCGTCCATATACAGACAGCCGCCGAACAAAAACCAGCCTTGTTTGACGATCAAACCGCAGCACATCAGACCGGGGTCTTGGCCGCCGCCTCGGGCTCATACACCGCGACGGAGTTGGCCATTGGGCCGTCCGGTTTCGCCAGCACTGCGGCATAGAGCCATTGCGTCGTATCGCCCGTCGGTACACCGGCCACGTCGACCGCGACGTGGGCGAGCGGGCGTTTGCCGACATCAAACGAATTTTGTGACGTGAAGCCTTGCAGGATGGCCTGCGAATTGCCACCGCGCAGTTGGATCGTGTACTGGGACAGCACGAAGAACGTGATCGGCGCGTCGGTGTCAGGGTCGGTCGTTGGGTTGTGCAGCCCAACGATAGCGAGGGGTTTGGTGGAGCTGTTCATATCTGTCTTTGTGGGTTGGGCCGCCAGGGCGCTGGTTGGAGAAACTGGGGAATCGAGAGCAGCCGACTGAAACGGTGATTTTGTGAGGGCCGAATAGAGATCACTAGGCCCGTAGCGCCAGGCGTCCGGCATGCCCAGCGCGGCAGCTATGGCCTCGCTGCAAAACCATCGCGACGGGTTCTGGTGCAGGAACCCAAAGATGAACCTGGCCACGCCAATGACGTCGTAGGTGGCGCCCTCATGCGACTCAAACCAGGCGCGAGCACTGGCCTCATCGGCGTCTATCTCAATCACATCCCATTTTGCGAGATCGAATACAAATTTCTTGAACCTCACGCCGTGGTCGACGTAGCTGGCTGAGGCGTTCAATCCATCCGAGAAAAGTAACTCGCAGTGCGAGTAAGGCCCGTGGTCGATCCAACGTATCAGTCGGCTGTAGAGGCCTTGCAGACCCGGCAGCGTCGCGGTGTAGAAGGCTACCTTCATGGCGTGCTCTTTTTGGTTGCCGCAGCGGCAACAGCCGCCGCTATTGCAGTGGTCCGTGCCGCTTCTGCGGCATTGAAGGCTGTGGTGTATGCGGCGTTGGCCGCGTCAATCGCGGTGGTGTCTCCGGCAGCGGCCGCCAGCGCTGCGTCCCGGATCGCTGAGGCGCTGGCTACGGCGGCATCGGCTATTTGATTCGCAACCACCACAGCGGGGTCCTCGGGAGGCGGCGCTGGCGACGCTGGCATGACCCACACAATCGCCTCTACTGCTGGCACAGTGGTGGCTGCATTGATGGCGTCACGAAGACCTTGCCGCGTTCCGACCAAGCTTTGTGATGCCCCCATGAACAGCCGCACGTTTTCAAGCGTTTTGGCCCGCATGTCCGCCGGATCGATGCCGCGCGCAGCTGCGATGCCGTCGAGGTAGGGCGTGGCGTGCGTGTTGTCCTCCGCCCAAGCCAACGCCTCGCTTTGCTGCATGAACCAGGTGCTGCGCTCAGTCGGCGGATAGCCCGCTGTCAGGGCTGACGCGGCAGCTTCAAAGGCGGCATCGAGGGCGCTGGTTTGCGCGCTCTTGACTTCATCCAGCGTTCGCTGGTCGACCCACGTTTTTGTAGCGTAATTAAAACGGTGGTTGTCTGAAGGTCGCTCTGGCAGAGGTCGGAATGAATCCTCGACTACATCGTAAAAATACACCGTATCGGAGTACTCTCCCTCGTGCACCTTGTGGCCGTTGTCATCAGGCCCAGCCTGAAACTGCAACTGGTCCTCGGGACAATCCCCCGTCCTCAGAATCCTGCCGTCGCCGTCGGTCACGGTAAATTTCATCGCATCGCCCCCATTGTAAAAATTGACCTAGATCCAAGAACCATTGAAGAGTCGCCCCACCACCGCATCAGCACGCGGTGATTGCCTGCTCCGACTGAATTGGAAATGGATGCGCTGAGCAGCGGTTGGATTGCCGGGCCGATAACGCCGGTCGAGTACCACTCAACGCCGTCCACAGCGAGGGCCAAACCAAACTGGCGCGCGCCAGACGGAAACCCCTGCCCAGCCGAGAAACTCACGAATAATTTAGCGGCGACCGGCAGGTTGACGTAGCAATCGAGCACGTCCTGCCAGTTGTTGTTGCCCGTAATTTGGGCGGCGGCGTTTGATGTAACAGGAACCGTGACCGAGTTGCCCTGCAACTGCAGAGTGCCGATCACATTGGCCTGATTGATCGTCAGCCCGCCGTTGGTCAGCTCTATGCCGGGGAAGGAGAGGCCTGCGCTACCGTCGGCAGCGTGCATGTAGAAATGGCCCGCACCCATCTTGAAGTCGACAAACGAGTCGCCATTCGGGTGCCGAGCAAGGATAAAGCCGTCGGTGTTGTCCAGCCACTTATTGGGCGACCGCAGATAACCCCAATCCCCACCCCCACTGCTTGTGATCGTGAGTTGCCCGATGTTGCCGGTGATGGCTGCCAGACTACTCACCTGGATGTGCCGCGCCAAAATCGACCCGTCGACCACCATGTTGCCGTCAATCCCGACCGTCGAGACCCCGGCGACACTGCCTACCACGAACGGGTACTTGATGGTGCCGCCTGAACCGGCCGTCGCGATAGCGAACCTGTCGACCCGGAACACCGCATTGGAGGTTGTGCCGTTGTTGTCGAGGATCAGGCCGGCCACATTGCCGTTCACATCTAAGTTCAACCGCCAGGTCGCCTTGACCCCTGCGGTCAGCGTGGCCAATGCGCTGGAGGTCTGGGTGATCGAAGCGCTGTTGTTGCCGACCGACGTATTCAAGCGATTGATCGAGTCGGCCTGTGCGGACAGGTTCCCGCCGATATCCCTGACGGAGCTGTTCAGCGACGAAATCGAGGACGCTTGCCCCGCGCTGACGCCATCAGCGGCGGTCAGCCGGTTGTTCAGGCTTGTCAGCTGGTACGACTGGCTGGTGATGCTGCCCTCTGCGGCCGTCGTTCGAGTGCCCAACGCCTGCGCGGCGGTGGCTTCTGCGACGTGCCCGGCTTCGCTGGTGTACGCCGTGGCCGGCAGATCGCCACGCTCGACCTTGATCTGGCGGCAGGCGGCAAGCACCCCAGACCCGGTGATGGCCTCGTAAACAAACCTGGCACGAATGCCGGTGGTCCCGGCGGGCGGGAACGTGGCCACGGCGTGGCGCTGGCGTGCGGCATACCCATCTTCGAAGTCGTGGATGGTGGAGATCGCCAACCGCCCGCCGTAAGTCACCGAGCCTTGCGCGTCGTAAAACATCAAGTCGAAATAGACACTGCCGCCGGTGGCGTTCACCAGGATCGAGTCGCCAGACACGGTGTAGCTCACGCCGTCGCCTGCGGAGAACAGGTCTGAAACTATCAGGCCGGTCCCAGCACAGTTGTAGTGCCATGCCGAGTTGCCCCAGTTCCCCCTGGAGCCATAGCCCCAGTTGGCATCGCTGCCAGTCCAGCCCACATTGCCATTCTCAAAACTCCCGTTGGGCAGCAGGTTGGTACGGGTGCCAGCGAAGCTCTGCAGCGTTGTCAGGGCGTTGGCCTGGCTGGTAATGACCCCGCCGTGGTAGTCCACGTCCGTGCGCAAGCCCGCCAACGCGGCAGCCTGGCCGGTGTTCACGCCCTCCTCATCAGTGACCCGGTTGGCCAGGCTGGTGATCTGGCTTGACTGGCTCGACAGGTCGCCCTTGATATCGCTGACCGAGGTGTTCAGGCTGGTGATCGCGGTGGCCTGACCCGCTGCGACGCCTTCGGCATTTTCGACCCGGCTGGTCAGACTGATGATCGCGCCGGCCTGAGTCGTCAGCGCGCCTTCCACCCCCGTGGTCCGTGTCGTCAGCGCTTGCGTTGCATTCGACTCTGCCCACTGGCCGGCTTCGCTGGTGTACGCCGTGGCGGGCAAGTCGCCGCGCTCCACCTTGACCAGCCGGCACCCGATCAACACGTTCGATCCGGTGATGTCCTCGTAAACAAAACGCGCGCGCGCCGTCACGGCGCCTGACGGCACGAGCACCTGGACGGCATGGCGCTGGCGCGCGTCGTAGCCGTCAAGGAAGTCGTGGTTCGTTGACACCACGACTTGTGGGCCGTCCAACACCAGCGCGCCGGCACTGTCGTAAAGCTGGAGGTCAAAGTAAACCGAGCCGCCGGTCGCGCCCACCAAAAGCGAGTCGCCAGACACGGTGTAGCTGCTCCCCTGCCCAACGGGGAAGTAGTCCGACATGGTCAGGCCGGTACCGCTGCAGTTGAAGTGCACCGCCCTGGTGCCCCAGTTCGCGTCTAAGGAGTAAATCCAATTCGCGTCATGCCCGAACCAGCCAATACCCCCCCGCTCAAAACCGCCATTGGGCAGCAAGTTCGGGCGGGCTCCTACAAACGACTGAATACTCGTGATCGCCGCGCCCTGACTGGTCAAGACGCCGCCCTGATTCGTCACGCTGGTCTGCAGCGAATTGATCGCCTTGGCCTGAACGACCACGCTGCCTTCTGCCAGCGTCAGGCGGCTGTCGACCCCTGCGATCAACAACGCGTTGGCCGAATCGCCGGTGGCCCGAGCTGTTTTTTCGTTGAACGCCAGCCCTTCTGACAACTGGTCCGGGTCGGTCCCGTCGTAGCTGCCGCGTACCTGCGCGGCCAGGGTGTTGCGCGCAGTGGTTTCAACTGTCAGGTTGTTTTCCGCTGTGGTGATGCGGGTGGCCTGACTCGCCAACTGAACGCCTTGTCCTGTGACGGCTTCGCCCAGGCTGCCGTAAGCACCGACCAATGACCAGTGCGCCGTGTCCGTCGGATCGTTGCCGGAGGTTTCGTTGGTTGCCGAGTAAAGTTTGCCGTTGAATTTGACGAAATCGCCGTCTTCGTAGGTTCGGCTGGCGTCGTACGCTGACACGCTGTGGAGATCTGCCAGCTGGGCGTTGACAGCCGCCAGGGCGGCTTCAGATTCCGAGCGCAGTCCCGACACATCGGCTGCGCGGTTCGTGACCTCGTTCGCCAGTTGCTGCGCGGTGGCAGTGGCCTGCGCCTGTGCAGCCGCCAGTTGCGCGGCGACCGCACCTGTTTCATCCTTCAGATCCCCGACCACGGCATCCAGCCCGCTGTGCAGCGCGGCCATCGCCTCTTCAATGCTCGGCAGCACCTCGACGTCAACAAAGCTCGCTGCGCTGGCATTGCTGGCCACGTCGACCGCGCAGACCCAGTAGCGATGCATGCCAGCCGTTGGCGCTGTCAGGTCGAATTGCGTCGCGGTCACCAGTCCGAGCGCGGTTGCTGAGGCGAAATCATTGCCCTCCCGTACCTGGTAATTGGCTACCGGCTGCATCGTCTTGCAGTCTTGCCACAGCAAGCGCACAGCCGAGTACTGGCGCTGCACCGTGACCAGCGGCTGCGCCGGCGCCGCGATGGTGATGCTGTCGCTGACGGGAACCGAGTACGCCCCCAGCACGTTGGCATTGGCCGACCAGATGGTGACAATGCCGGCCGGCTGCCAGCCCAGGTTCTTGGTTGTGACGCGGCCCTTGAACAACACCACGCCGGTGTCCCAACTGCCACCGCGCCGCAGCTCGGTACCGGCCCATTCGATCAAGTCCCAGTTGGTCGGCTCGTGCCAGGTGGCGACCAGGCCGGAATCGGTCATGACCAGGGTGCGGCCACCGACGCCAGACGGGTCGCCTACGCGGCCGATCACGACATGCTCTGCTTCCACCCAGTCGCTCGGGACAAACATCGTCTCGTAGCGCACCCGAATCTGGTACAGCCCGCCTACCGTCAAGCCCAGCAGGTAAACGCTGGTGGCATCGCCCGCCAGGGCGACGGACAGCCAGTCGCTGACCGGGTCCATCAGCCGGTAGTTGACCCGCACGCCGCCGCCCAGCTTGACGGTCGAGGGGGCACGGTCTGCCCACTGCACTTTGACGCGCACGATCAGCGTCGCGCCCTGTTGGATCATCTGCGTCGGCCCGCTCAGCACTTCCAAGTCGAAGGGTGGGTCCGGCTTGATGAACGGGCTCGGGAAGTTGGTGTTCGGCGACGCATCGTCTGCCGTCGCATCGGCGGTGTCGTAAAACGCCTCCTCATCGCCAATAATTTGCAGTGCCAGTGGGCTGGCCGCCGAGTAAGTCCATTCCTGGACGCGAAAGGCTTTGTTGGTGAAGCCGTAGACCGCATTGGTCAGCGTGATCCGGTCGCCGGGCTGCAGGTGCCAGGCCGACATCGACGGGTTGATCGCGAGCAGGAAGCCGCCTCGGCTTTGCTCGACGCGCACCCGACTGAGCTGCTGCGCCCGGGCCGCTGCGCCGGTGAAGGTCATCGGCAAGTCGAGCAGCTTCGCCTTGCCGTCCAGTGCCAGTAGCGCGGCGTTCGAGTACGGCACGAAGTCCTCACTGATGCCGGTACCGCTCATGTTGATGTAACTGCCGCGCGCGCCGTTGTAGCGCTCGGCACCGGTGTGGCAGGTCTGTGACACCACCACCGGGGACAGCATGTCGGCATCCCCCAAGGCCATCACCGGCGTCGACCAGGCACCCGCCAGAATGCGCCAGACACCGCCAGACTCCAGGCTGAAGCCCGCCATCGCGTCCTCAAACTGCTGGCGTGTGCCGTCGCGGTCGGCTTCCGTTTTGAACGCGCCATCACAGGTGTAGCGTGGGGTGCCGCCGTATGTCTTCCGGTCTGCATTGGCCGTCGCAGGGTCGTAGGTCGCCACGTCGCAGTCGTTGGCCGCAGCGATCAGCGAGTTCAGCTCGATCTGTTCGTAACTCGCCAGGTAGCCGGCTTCGCTGGCGATGAAGTCGGCCAAGCACAGCGCGGGGTTGCGGCTGTAGGCGACGCGGCCGGTGCGCGGGTCCAGCACCTTCTTGCCCTTGATCTTGGCCGTCACGTTAGGGACGCCGCCCTGCAAGCGCTCGCACCGCATGTCCAAGGTCATGACGATATAGGTGAAGCCGCTCAGCTTGTGGGCGGCCGTCCACTTGGTCGGCGCTGCCGCCATGAGGTTGGCATCGGCTGTGTCGACGCCGCCTGGCGACAGGTGCTTTTGCACGCTGACTGCGGAGCCGCCGCGGTCCACCCACACCTTCACATAGCCGGTGGTGCCGACGGGTCCGACCAGAATGATCAGCCGACCGTCGTACAGCACCCCAGGGGAGTAGCCCTGTTGCACCGACCCCGACAGGTCATTGCTGTTGGCGTCGATGATCGCAGCGACATCTTTGGTGGTCAGCGGGTCGCCTTGGGGCGTTCTGACGACGCAGACGCCGCGACCAGTCGGGCCGCCGCTGCCGCTGTCGCTGTCTGGGCTGTCTTCTTCCACCAGCTCAAACGGCACGCTGATGAGCGTCGGGATGCCTTTGGTCAACTGGTATTCGGCCAGCGTCGCGCTGCCGCCGTCGCCCGGTATGCCGAGCGCCATGCCGTCGATATAGAGTTCGTCAATGGATTCGCACTCGTGCGCAGCGAACGCGTAGATGACGTGTTTGAACTGGTCAACCGAGCCGCTGGTGACGATGGCAATGACAGCGCCCCCCAAGGGAGCGGGCTCGCCATAGATGATTTGCCAGGGCGAGGCGGCGCTCAGCACCGTTTGCATCCGATCTTGCAGGCCGGCCAGCGCCTTGGCGCGGGCATCGCTAGCGGCCTGCGATGCCTTCTTCTTGGCCTGGGCAGAACCATAGACCGAGACGGCCAAACTGATCACCGTCGCGATGGCTGCGCCGTAAGTCCCGATGAAACCGATGATCAGGCCCGCTGTGACGGGATCGGCCGATGCCGCCTGCGACACCAGCGCGAGCGCCACAAAAACGCCAACGGCGCGAATCAAATTCGCCATGCAGCGACTCCAGCCGTCAAAGGCAAAAATTCAAGCTTCTCGTTGCCCGGTGCAACGATGTGCGCGCCAGTGCAAATGCCAAAGCTGTAGCCCGACACACGGCCAACTTTGCCGCCACTCAGGGCCAGCACCACATCACCACGCTGGGCCATGAGCCCAGGCAACGCCGGGCCAAGGCGCTTCGATCCGGCCGCCTGGAAGCCGCCTTCGGTCCGCACGATGCGCAAGGCGGTCAGCAGGTTGGCGTTGCCGACCGGGCCGTTGGCGCGCAGGTCGGCCATCGGGTCCCGACCGGTCTTTTGCAGCACCCAATCGGCCGCGATGTGCGCACAGTCGTGGTGGAAGTAGGCGAACGGCACCACGCGCCGCGCGTCAATGAATTGGTCGAGCGTCATCATTTGATCAGCGACGCCTGGAATGCCTTCGACAGCCAGACGCTGGGAGTCCCGATCAGGCTGTTCAGGTACTCAAAGCCGCGCTCACCGGGGTGGCGCGCCTGGTGCTGGGCATCATTGCAGCGCAGCGATGACGGGTTCGAGCGAACGTCAAAGCTGTTGCTGCGGCAATCCAAATGGATGGCGGCGCTCGTCTGGTCCCGCGTCATCTTGATCTGGTCCATCACGCCCACAAAGCGCAGCACCGGCTGACCGCTGATTTGCAACGTCGTTGCATCCAGCAGCGCGAACCACATCTTCATGGTCCGGTCCTGGTAGCTGCCTGGGCTGCCCAGCGCCAGGGTCCGAATGCCAAAGTCGGTGATGTCCAGTGTCAGCGTGAGTTTTTCTGCGGCACCGTCTTCGCTCTCGTGCAGCTTGCCGATGGACCCCAAGGCCCCCACGCCGGTCCAGGTCTCGCCCATCACGTCGACGCTCAAAGGCCACGACGTCAGCCGCAACGTGCCGCCTTGGAACTGCATCTCGACCAGCGCGAGCTCGCCGTAGGCATCGGCGCTGGCGGCATTCTCGAAACCGCTGTTTGTCAGGACCGTCATCGCCACCACTCCACAAAATCCAATGAAAAACTGCCCGCCGTGCGCGTCTGCAGCTGCCAGCTGTTGTCGCTGCTGCTGTGCTTCATCAGGCAGGTGGGACGGTCCCAAACGACGGTGGTGCCAGCCGGTACCGCGACCCGCAGCACCGGCGCAAACAGCAGCGTGATCAGGCCCTGGGCGTCAGCCGTTGCGCTCTCTTGCACGTGCAGCAATTGGCGGTTGGTGTCAACTTGGTTGACGCCCATCCAATCGCCTTGCAGCACCGTGCGGCCGGCCTGCTCGGCGCCGAGCGACAGGCTGAGGGTGGCTGCGCCAGCGGGTGCCAGGCTCGCTGCCGACCATGCGCCTCGCGCAGTGCCCAGCGGTGCCGGCTGCATCAGATTCGAGATCGCGACCGGGTTGACCTTGCCGCCTATCGCATGGACAAACGCGGTCCACAGCGCGATCTCGGCCGCGACCGGGATGCGGTCCTCGCTGACCAGCGAGCAGGTCCGCTGGGTGGGGCCGACAACCACCGTCTGGGTTGGGCCCGGCGCATCGGTCGAGCCGAAGGTCATGTCGTTGGTGCGGAAACCGAACGACTGGCGCAGCATTGGCAGGCCGGGCGGAAGCGTGATGATGTTCATTGAGGCAGTACCTTGACGCGGCGCAGGTGGTCCATCAGGGTCTTGTTGTTCTCCGTCAAGGCGCGGTTGATATCGGCATAGACGGCACCGCGATCCGAGCGGCTGTCGATGGTGATGTGGGTGACGGGTGCCACCGTGGTGGCCGATGCCGCGCCACCACCGGCGCCATGGGCCGTGACGCCGAGCCGGCCGGAGCCATCGCGTGTGAGCGGCATGATCGCCTCGGGCCCGGCCTCGCCAAAAATGCCTGCGCCATTGGCGAACGCAAACATCTGCGGCGAGCTGTGCACCTCGTTGGCGTAGCTGTGCAGGCTGGGCGAGTCGTAGACACCGCCGTTGGCATTCGCCTTGGCGTATCCCTGAATAGCAGCTTCGAAAAGGCTCTGGTCGCTCGCGCTGATGCCGCCGCCCGCCCCACGAAACACGCCACTCAGCGCAGCGCTCAGCGGGCCAGTGATCGCCTGCTTGATCGCCAGCCGGGCGAGGTCACTGATGATCGAGTTGATCAGCGACTTGAAGTCCAGCTTGCCGGTCGAGACGAACGCCACCAGCGCGTCTTCCATGCCCTTGAACGAGTTGGTGACGATCTGCTGCGTGTGTTTGTACGTGTCGGCCGCATCGGTGGCGTAGTTCTTCAGCGCCTCCTGCGCGCCCAGGGCGGAGTTACTTTCGAGCTGGCGCCGTTGCGCGTAATACTGGTCGTAGGATTCGAGTGCCTTCCGCTGGAACTCGGTGATCAGGCCCAACTCGTCGCTGTATTTCTTTTGCGCGTCGGTGCCTGGCGCGAAGGCCTGCGGGTTGACGAACTCGGCATCGCGCCTGGACTTCTCCAGGTCGCGGCGCTGCTGGTCGTATTTGTCATCGATCTGCGCCCGGCCGTTGGTGCGGTTGCGCTCCTCGGTGCCGGCACCGAAACCGGCCAGATCACGCTGTTGACCCCGGCGCAGCGAGTCAAGGTACTTCTCGGCAGCATCCCTGGCGTTCAGGAACGAGAGCGCCACCGCCTTGTTGCGGGCCTCTTGCTGGATGTCGAGCACCTGGTTTTGCGTGTCGGCGCTGGCGTGGTCCTTCACCAGCTGGGCCTGCAGGTCGACGATCTGCCGCTGGTTCTTCAGCCGGTCGGCAGTCGCGTTGTTGCCGGCAAAGGTTTCTTTCTGCAGGCGGGCGATCTGTTTTTGTAACGCGTTTTCTTGCGCGTGTTCGATGGTGTCGATGAATTGGCGGCGCTGTGCGTAATAGTCCTTCTCTTCGACCAGGCCGGCCGAGTGCTGCGCCTCCAAAATCTTCTGGGCGTTGGCCGATGCGTCGGTTTCGGCCGACAGGTCTTTCTTGTACCCCTCCAGGTCGAGGGCGAGTTGGGCACTTTCGTCACGGCGCGTGGTGTCGACCGGCTTGGCACCCTTGGCTGGCTTGTAACGCTCATTGATATCAGCCAGCACCTGCGCGCGATCTTCCTTGCTGACGTGCCCCTTGTCGGCCAGCGCATTCGCATCGGACAGCGCTTTAGTGAGCTTCTCTTGGCGACTCAGCGACTGTTCCTTGAGCTTGCCAAACTGAATGCTGGCCTGATCGGATTGCGCAGTCTTCGATGCGATTGCCGCCATTACCTCCGCGTTGTCTTTGGCCCGGATGGCAAGGCGTAACGTCTCTTGATTATTCGTCTGATCGCCGTTCTCATACTCTTTGCCCGAGGTATCCCCGAACTCGCCAACGCCCAGCAATGAGGCCCGAGGTTTGCCAGCGGTAGCAATGGTCTCCTTGAGGTCCGCAATATGCTGCTCAGGCGTCTTGACGCGGCCGATCTGCAACATCGCTGCAATGGCCGAGCTGGCGGCGCTCTTGACGCCATGCCAGGCGTTTTCGAGCATGCCCAGGTTCTGCGAAACGCCCTGCAGCTTGCCGCTCAGGATGTCCATCACCTCGGTGATGGCCTTTTCCTTGTCGCCCTGGTCTTCCAGCAGCTTGATGTGCTCCAGCTGCGCCGCCGTCAGAAAGTGATAGCTCTCGTTGGTCTTCTCCGACCACTTCGCCACGCCATCGGTCATGCCGATGAAGTCTTTCACGATGTCGTCGGTGCTCTTGCCACTGGCGCGGGCCAGCATCTCGGCCGCAATCGCGGTGGCGCCGAGTGCCTTGCCGCTGAAGCGCCCGCTGCTGGCCAGTGCCTCGGCCACCTCGCGGGCGCTGCCGATGGTGGCACCGCTCGACTTCGCCACGGTTCCCGCCAGGCTGTTGAACTGCCCCTCGGTGATGCCGGCATAGTTACCCGTGAGCGCCATCGAGCGGGCAAACGCCTTGCTCTGCGAGTCGCCAATCAGAAACGCCGCAGCCAGGCCACCCATCACCACGGCCACCGCGCCAATCGCCAGGCCCAGCGGCGACATCAGCGTGGTCACCAGGCCACTGCTCTGCGCAAAGATGCTGGCCGAGGTGCTCAGGCGCGTGAAGTCGCCGCGCGCCAGTTCCCGCGTCATCACCATCAACTCGCGGCGTGCCACCGACGACTTGAGGCTGAAACCTTCCATCGCGGCACCGGCACCGTGGGCACCGCCAGCCTGCTTCTTAAAGGCGGCTTCGCCCGCCTGCAGCTGCGCGATCATGCCCTTGGCCTGGTCGGTGACGCCCAGCTCCATCGACTTGAATTCCAGCAGCTGGGCCTTCGACATGCCCACCGTCTCAATCTGCCGCTGCAACCCGCTGATGAACTTTTCTTGTTCGGTGTTGAGTGCCGTCAGGGAGGTGCGGGTGCCTTGCGCCGCCTGCTGCATCGAGGCGCCCATCGCCGCCACGGCTTGCGCCGCCTGGGGTGCCTTGGCTTGCACCGAGGAGGTGTCCAGTTCGATCCGGATGCCAATTTTTTGCGCTTCTGCCACGATCTGCACCGCCGTTAAATGTTTGTTTTGATCAGGCGTTCATCACGTCCACGCCCTCGCTCTCCATCACCAACACCTGCAGCAGCACCTCGCGTTCCTGCGCTACCGGCACCCCGAGGCGACGCATCGCGACATCCACCGCCGACAGGTCCAGCCCCTGGTAATAGGCCCCGCCCATGCCGACCGTGATGATTCGCCACTGCCGCAGGCATGCCCCAAACACCTCGAAGGCGCTGATGTGCTCGGGCCACAGTTCAAACGCTGGTCGACCGCCGTCGGTTGCCGCACCGGACACCAGCCGTTTCGGGTCCAACCCCATCAGGGCGCATTGGGCAATCAGGTCAGCGTCGATCTCGTCATGAACACTGGTGTCGGCGCCGAGCAGATACCGCGCGGCGCCTCTCAGTTTTTTTGTTGCGCCTTGTTCACCGTCTCGAAGTACGCCAGTGCGATGAACCATTCGAATTCCGGCCAGTCGGCATTGGCGGCCGCCCGGTTCTCCGGTGAACACAGGAACGGCAGACCGTCGACGTCGACCAGCTCTTCCCAATCGGCCAGCACCAGGTCAAGTACGCCTGAGTCGGTGATCGACTGGGACACCAGCGCGTCTCTCAGCGCCTCGCGCCCGGGCTGGTCCAAGCGCTTGAATACCGCCGTGAACTTCACCTCGATGATGCCGGCGTTGTCACCAACGACCCGCATCACGACCGGGGCGCTGAAGGTCGGCTTGGCGGCGATTTTGAGTTTTTGAACCATGTCTTGCTTTCTCAGCGGACCACGATGGACCACTCGTCATTACCGGCTGGGCTGGGAATGAAGGTCAGCGGCAGCGTGACCATCTGCACGCCGTCGCTGTCACCGAAGGTCGGCTTGCCGACCTGGGCGATAGGCGCATGGAACTCGACCACGTTGAACGCATCGGGGCCGTGTTGCAACGACAGCGCGATGCGAGCGCCGAGCCGCCCCAGCATGACCCAATCCTTCACTGCCACCGCAGTGTTCTCCAGCGTGACCGAGCCGGTCGACTTGCGCCCGGTGATCTCGACCGAGTCAATGGTCATCAGGTCGCGCTTGACCACCGTGTTGCCGCAATCGAAGGCAAAGGCGCTGGCGGCGATGCCGACACCGTCGATCATCAGCGTGGTGTTGATCTTGTTGACCCCCAGTGGGGTCATGAAGCTGGTGTACACGGCGGCTGGCAGCGGCGTGTCGGTGGCTGGCGTGAACAGGCCGGTGAATTCGAAATGCCACTTCGGGATGCCTTTGGCATCAATCGCCGCCTTCACGCTGCCGTGAGCGTCGCGCATGATGTGCTGCACGCCGTCCACATTGCCGTAGATCGTCAACGAGGGGATGCCGTCGGTGACCGGCGCAAACGAGACACTGACGCCATCGTTCGTGGTCATCGCCATCGCACAGCCCTGGAACAGCGCCGCGTAGCCGGGCGCGGAGCCGGGTACAGCGACACCCGCCACCTCAACCGAGAAGGCGATCTTGCTGTACTCGGTGACCAGCACCGTGCCGCTCGCGCCGAAGTACGGTTTGATGTTGTCGCGCTCGATCTCGGAACCCTCAATGGGGGTCAGCGTCACGCCGCTCACCAGCAGCGCGTTGGCCGCGCCGGTCGGCAGGGCATCGGTGCCGCGAGTCGCCTCGACAGCGGCCAGGATGGCCATCTTGCGCAGGAGTTTTGCCATGGGAATGCCTTTAAAAGTTTTGAACGTAGTAACTGGTCAGGAGGAACTCATCGCTCCACCACAGGCGGCCGTCGCCTTCGCACTGCACCAATTGGCCGCGCAGGAAGGTCACGGGCTCGTGGGTGCTGTCATCGGGCACCCAACCGACCAGCGCCCGTTTCAGCTGCAGGCGCACCGTCTCCAAGTCGATCAGGGCCGCAGCACCGGTGGCATCGCGCATGTTCTCGACCACCAGCACCACGCCGAACAATGACGACAGGCGCTGCCGGGTCGGCCCGGTGCTGGGCAGCTCAATCCCCTGCTCGACCAGTGGCATCACAAACGCCGCCGGCGCCACCACCGTGCCGCGCAAGGCCAGCGCCATGTCGGCGCTGCCACCCACGGCACGCAAGCCAGTGAGCTGCACCTTCAGGCGGGCGATGACGGGCGACAGGTTCATCGGTAGAAGCGCAGCTGGTCGCGGCCAAAGACGTTGGGCGCGCCTAAAAAGCGCACGTCGGTCCCGCTGACTTTGCTGAGCGTGTTCGGGTCACCGGCGCCCAGGCTGAACTTGCCATCGGCCAACAGCGCGAGCATCTTCAACGCGTCTCGGTAGTCACGTGCAATCGGGTCCTTGGCTTCGTCACTGATGCGCGACTTGTGCAGCGAGTAGCGCGTGATGGCCCGGGCCCAGGCCCCCAGCACGCTCATGCCGGCACTGATGGGTGGCAGCACCAGCGGCAGCACATAGCCGCGCTGCGCCAGAAAGCCATCAATCAGCGCGCTGGCCTCTGCCACGGCATCCGTCACCCGCGCGGCGGCATCGTCGGCCGAGGCCACCAACTCCGGGGCCCAGGCGGACCGATCACTGCCGCGCAGGGTGGCGTCCATCAGCTCGGGGTCAATCACCGGCAGGTGTTCGGAGCCGGCCACCTGGGCCAGTTCACGCGCACCCGGGCGCTCGGCAAGTTCGACCAACGTGACGTAGGGCATAGCGGGCAGTCAGCGCGTCAAAGACCGGACCGGGCTCAGGCCACAGCCAGCCAAGGCACCACCACCGGCATCAGGCGACCCTTGAGTTCATTGTTCTCGGCACCGGCGCCCGCCACCCCGATGAAGTCGTTGTTCATCAACCCGGCGGCCTGGAATTCGAGCTGCGGCGGTGTCACCAGCAAATTCGGGTTGATGCCCAACGGCCGGCCCTGGTCGCCGGTGCGGCTGGTCATGGCGACAATGGCTGCTTCCAAGTTGGCCTTGTTCAGCGCTTTGTTGCTGGCGTAAGCCAGTTGCCAGAAACCGAAGCCGGTATTGCCACGGCTGTCGATGCCGTATTTGTACTCGGCGCTGTTGAAGACGTTCTCGTCGGTCTCTTTGTCTTTCGCGACAAAGTTCGGCGCCTTGCGGTTCTGCCAGATCATCGGCTTGAGCGCGCGGGTGGTGTCGAGCACGTACCAGGTTGGGCCGGTGCCGTCGTCGTCGACGTTGCCCTGGCTCACTGTCTTGCCTTTGGCGTTGATCACGTCATGCGCAACGCTGAAGAACGGCTTCTGGTCGTAGCACAGTGCCGTTCGACCCGCGCCGAGCAAGGAGAACACCAACTGGTCGATGTTGGCGGCAGCACTGCGGCCCATTTCAGTAAACAGCGGGCCGTAAACGCCGTACTGGTCATCTTCGATGGCGGTACGCGGCACGCCGATGGTCATTTCGAACAGCTTGTTCTTGATGTTGTAGCCATGCGTCGAGAGGCCTTGCACCACGCGATCGCCGATCCATTCACGCATGCCTGGCAGTTGGCCGAGCCAAGCGTACTCCTCAATCGAGGTGCTGCTTGGCACGATGGTCGCGACTTGTCCGTACTGGCTGGGCGCTTGGCCCAGACCGCCCTGGAAGGCTGCCTTGTAGGCAGTGAACAGAATGCTGAGATTGGCTTGATTGACGATCATTTGAAACGCTCCAATAGGGTGTGAGGTGTGGGGTGTGCGGTCTGGGTGGCGTGGGGTGCGGATCAGCCGATATGGACCCAGACTTCACCGCTCAGGTCGTCAATGTCGAACACCTTGCCCGCCACCGCGCCTGGGCTGCGGGTCACGGTCTGGTCGTCCAGCACGTTGGCCACGGCACCGATATCGGCGCGGGTGAATGGGCCCGTCGTGTCATTGCCGAAGCGGTAAATGCCGACCGAGCCTTTGACGTTGGTGTCGCCCTGCGCCTGGTTGGCGTTTTCTTCCGCCACGCCGCGCACAACCAGGCCGGCGCTGGTCGCCGTCACGGCATTGCCAGCGGCGTCGAGTGCGTACATGGCACCGGCAAAGATCACTGCCAGCGCGGCCAGCGGATCGGAGAGCGATTGGCCGGCGCGGCGCGGTGTGGCACGGCCAGTGGTCAGAGCAGTCATGAGAGTTCCTTGTGAAGTGAAGGGAGTGCGGCGGGCCGGGCGTTAGCCCTTGGCCTTGGCGTAGGCCTCGGGCGTCAGGCCGGTGGCGACGGCGACGGCCAGCTCGTCGGCGTTCAGGCCATGGTGAGCAGCGTTGCCGGTATCGATTGGCGACTTGCCACCGGTTTGCGTGCCGTTCAGGGCCGTGCGTGGCCGGCCGATTGCGAGGTAGCCGGTCAGCACGGCCATGTTGGTTGCAGCGGTGTTACGCGCCCAGCCCTCCTCTCCGGCCAGCAGGCCGCCATCGTTCAGTGCAGCGCCCACGATGGTGTTGATCTCGGTTTGCAGCGTGTGTGCGGTGAGCGCAGCCAGACTGGTCTTGACCTCTTCCAGCACTGACAGCGGGACGAATTTGCTGGGGTCGGGCGTGGCCGTGGAGCGCAGGCTGGTGCAGGCAGCGGTCACAGCGTCGCCAGAAGCATCGGCGCCCAAGTTGAGCGCGGCGCGGGCGGCCGTGGCTTGCGCTTGCAGCGATGCGACCGGGCCCACCGCAGTGAGTGCGGCAATGGCCACGGCTTCGGTGGTGGTGGCTGGCAAAGCCAGGGCGGCGAGCACGGCGGTGAGTAAAGGATTCACACTGTTCTCCTGTTGCGGATCGGGTTGGGAAAGGGAAAGGGACTGGGGCAGGAATGCGGCCGTGGCCACGGCGAGCAGCGACAGCGGCTCCATGCCGTGGATGGCAGGGTTGTTGGTGAGCGCGCCCATATGGACATCGAGCACCGCGCCGGTCTTGCGTGAGTACTCGAAGACCGGGCTGAAGAAGCTGTACTCACCCGCGCTGACAAAGTCGCGGGCGCGTTGCGTCAGCTCGGCGACCGCGAACAGGCCCTGGCCGTCAATCCAGCGCAGGTCGCGCATCCAGCCGGCAGCCGGTGCGGGCTGGCCGTTCTTTTCTTTGTTAAGGGTCTGGTGCTCGTAGTCGATCACGGCCGGATTGCGGCGTGCCTGGAAGCGCGTGATCAGTTGTTGGGCACTGGCCGCGTTGATGTTCCAGTCGGGCGAGTCCATCGGGCGGCCATCGCTCGGGCCAAAGGTTCCGGCCGGCGTGATCTGCAGCATGACCATGCCGTCGGTACCGATCTTGGTTTTGGTCGGCACGGCATAAGCGCATGCAGCGATGGCGACCGCGCTGGCGGCAGCACCGGCGGCAACAACAAGGAGGGCATTGGAACGAGGCATGCCGCAATGGTCTGCGGCCTTGGGGTCAAAGTCTTTTGACCGCGGTCAGTATCGACTGGCCTTCAGCCTTGGGTCTGTGTGCGAATCCAGTCGCTCACGATGGCGTTGACCTCGGCATGGTCTTCGGCAGAGACACCGAGGTACGGTCGGGCCGGCATGTTGACCTCGTGTGCGCCGATGCTGACGGTTTTCTCAGTCGCATCCGTATTCGACTTTTTAGCAAAGCGCAGACGGCCATTCACGCTGTGCAAGCGAACCGTGGCGTCACGTGCAGGCATCTTGATGGTGCCACCAAACTGGTGGATGGCGGCATAGGGCCGATCAGAGCCGACCAGAACGGCATACGGGCCTTCGACCTGGTAACGGATGCCCTTGCCCAGATAGGTGTTCAGCGTCAGCACCTTGTCGGCGTTGTACTTTTTACGCTTACGGTAAC